TACAAAGATGAATGAAAAAATAAATATTCCCTTTGTCAAAGAAGAAAAAGAACAAGTGTTCTTTGAAGAGATGATGGATGTAGTAACTGATTTACTGGAAGGTGTATTTAAAGGCAAATAATGCCTAAGCAGTATCATACCATACGTGACTGGTCTGGCGGCTCTAATAACAGGAGAGACCCAAGAGACATAGCTGAGAATGAGAACTCTCTTATTCAAAATATGTCTATTGATGCTTTAGGTAAGATTAAAACTGCCGGTGGTTTATATGCTCACATAGAAGGCTCTGATGGCACTACTGATTTAGCTGAGTATATAGTAGAGAGGACTGCTACACTTGCTGGTGCTGGTGGATATGGATTGTTTTATTTTGAGTCCGATATTAGCAGAGACAGTGATTACACCATTACAGATGCAAAGCATCCGGGTACTAGTAACGATTTAACTATTGGTTCTGCTGTTGGTAATATAAAATTTTTAGGCAATCAAGTTGGTGGTGATACCGATACGACAGCTCCTGAATACAGTGGTGAATAAATAATGCCCCAACCAACAAAACAGCACTTACAATTAGTTGGTGGGGCAAATTCTACTAATAGCACATTTTATACTTCTAGTCTCATTGCTATTGGGGATGTTTTAAAGATAACCGGGTCTGCAACTAGTAATGGAGTTTTTACAGTTACTGATGTTATTAGTACATTAAATACTGCAGATGCGGCTGGTACAACATTCACAGATGCTACTTGCGATACTACAAGTGGCGATGCTACTGTGACCCATGATGCAAATGCTCAAATAATAGCTGGTCTATCCGTATCTGGTACTGGTGTACAGTCTGACAGTTATATTGCTTCCATAACAGACTCAACACATTTTGAATTAAGTAAAACAGCTAGTGGGAATGGCACTAATGTTACTTTTACATTTGGCGATATGGATATATATTATATATTAAAAGGTAGAACCATAGTTGATGAATCTTCTACTGGCTCGACAGACCCTGAAGTACAAGTAAAAACAGTAGATATTACTGGAGATAAGATGCTTGCACTGGGGGATGTTGATAGTAAAGGCGGTGTAGATGTTTGGTCAACTAATGCAACTACTAGTTATGGTACAAAAGATAATGGCTGGACAACATCAGCTATTAGTCCAACTCTTTCTGGGAACGATGCTAAGTATATATATCATATTGCAGATGGGGCTGTGCGTGTTTGTGATATAAATGAAACAAATTCTACAGTAATAAAGTGGTATGGGTATATACAGAGAAACCAGTTTAGTCTGGAATCTGGTCTTATTTTTGCTGAATGGCAGGAACATCCAAACTCTTTAGCCCCTCCTAAGATAGCTACTTCTTTTACATATGCCTATGGCACGTCTAGCCATGCTGGTGGAACTGCTACTAATTACTATAACTACCGTACTGATGCTACTTGTGATACAGACCATACCGCTGGAAGTGGCTCAACATTCGGAAGTAATCCCAAGATTGTGCGAATGGATGCTACTAGCGGAGTTGCTGTGGGAATGTGTGTCACCGGTACGGGAATTGCGGCTGGTTCTGTTATATCCCAAATAGATTCAGGAACTCTTTTTAGGGTTGATAAAGATACAACCGCTACAAATACTAACGAAGAATTAACCTTTTTTCACAATAGAGGCGTTGCTGTTATAAAAAAGACTGGAAATGAACAACTACAAATGGGTCTGGATATCAGTGCATCGTCAACAGGTTTTAAGTTTGAGAATGGCTCTGGTGCTGATAAAAGCGGTAGAGCTGTTGTTGGAGAAGTTATATCTATTAAGGAAGCTAGTGGCGGAGTTGGAGATTTGGGAGAATATCCAAAAGAATTTTTATTCTGTAAGCAGGGCTATAGTTCAGCTACCGGAACTTCTATATACTCAAGAGCATATGGAGGTGCTTTAGGAGGTACTGCTCCATTTGATTTTGCTGATAACGAAACCCCTATCATTGTCAGGGGCACTGGATGGAACATAGGTGTATCGGCAGGAACAGGGAATGGCGAGTGGGAAGAGGGTACTTATGAATTTTATGAGACATTTATATACGATAATAATCAAGAGTCCTTACCAGTTCAAATAGGTGATGGGGCATCAACCATTGCGGCTTTTACTGTAGCTGTTACAGTATCTCAAACATTGAGGGTTTCTGTGTATGCTGACTTAGCTTACAGTGGAAGAATAACTGGTGGAAGGATATATACCAGATTAGAAAATACTGATGATGATTTAGTATTATTAGCTGATATAGATACTGTCAAAGGAATGAGAACAAGTCTAGATGGAGACCATAGGGCTTGGACATATGAAACTGGGAAAGGTTATCATGTTGTTAGTGGTGCTTACGGAAACGCTATTAAACCAAACCTAGATACATATACAACACTAAACGGCTTCAGTCCTGATTTAAAGTTTTTAGGTATAGGTGGAACTAATGAAATATATAAAGCATCGGTGGTGGCTAATAGAAGGACATTTGTTGCTAATGTTAAATTAAAAGCAAGTTCTGGAGAACTGGAAAAGTTTGGCGATAGGATTATGTATAGTGAGATAGGAAAGTTTGATACCTTCCTTGAGCATAATTTTATAGATGTATCCAAGGGTGATTATGGAGAATATACTGCCTTAGAATCATTTGCTGACAGGCTATTAGCTTTTAAGCACAATCTGGTTCATATCATTAATATTGCGAACCCCAGTGTTTCGAGTTGGTACCTTGAGGATACTATTAAATATTTTGGTGTAAACTTCCCATTTAGTGTTGCTAAGACAAAGTATGGGATAGCTTGGGTGTCTGATGATGGATGCTATTTATATGATGGTAGTAGAGTTAGAAATTTAATTGATAAAAAAATAGCAGTGAGCAAAGCATCTTTTACCAGCACTGAAATAAATTGGAATAGCTTTTATAGAGGTTCTTCTATAATTAAGGATGTAATGCTTGGATATGACCCTATCAGTAACTCTCTCATAATGATGAGAAGCCCCAATGATGCATCTAATAATTCACATAAGTCATTTATTTATGATTTTGATAGTAATGGGTGGACATATCATACTAAAATATTTACTGATAGTAAGTATTATACAAACTTTATTACAGACTGGAACAATAATTTAAGCCTTGGCGTTTTTGATGGCAGTACCGATGTAGAGTTTAAAAAGTTTTTACCTGTAAGTGTATCTCAAGTATCTCAAGAATTCTTTACAAAAGATATAGATTTTGGACAACCGGGTTTAGTCAAGAAAATATATAAAGTTACTGTTACTTATAAATCAGATGATGCAGAGACTACTCCATTCAAATATGCAGTTGATGGTAGCCAGTCCTTTTCTTCATCTTTTACTGGTAATTTTGTAAATACATCAGGTTTGTGGGATGTGGTAACACTTACTCCTTCTTCTGTAATATCATGCCAAAGTATACAGATTAAATTTGATGCTCCGACTACAGGTGTATTTGAAATAAACGATATAACAATAGAATATAGAACTATTCGCAATAAAAATGTATCATAATGCCATTAACTGACAGAGACCTTAGAAAATTAATTAATACTAAGCAAGGCTCTGTTGAATTTCAGGGAAAGCCGTCAATTAATGGTATGGTAGACGGTCAGGTTGCTATTGAAAAGAAATCTAATAGTCAGTTAGCATTATATAGGAAGAAGTATGGCAAACTGTGGAAGACGTATATGTCTTCAGACGGTAATCAATATGTGGATAGAACATTAACTGCTAATACATTAAAGTATACTAACAAGTTTATAGACCACAGAATGTTTCTGCATAATTTTGAATATAATTGGAGCTCTACTACTAAAATATATGTTCCTTGGCATGGAACTGGAGAACAAAGTGATTTCCTAGATGAGAGAACCGCTTTTTTAGTCCCGTTTACTATGGTTTGTCACAAATTATTATTTAGACCATCAGCTATAGATACTGCTGATACACATATAGTTTTTACAATAGAAAAAGTTACTGACGGTAGTACAAGCATTAGTACCGTAGCTACTTTTGATGCCACTACAGCGTGGTCTGGTACCGCAGGAACTATGATTACTATTAATGAATCAGATTGGGATAATTCACCAAAGGTTTCTCTTGGAGAAGCGGTTGGTATAGCTTTAACTCCAGATAATGCAAATATAACAAGTGGCAGTAGACAGTTTCACATAACATCATTATGGAGAGTAGAGGTGGTTATCTAATGGTTTGTAAAACAAGAATAATCAACCAATTACAGTATTTGAAAAGATGTGTAAGTTCACTAGCTTTAAAACGTATAATTATATCCGTATCAAACGGTATTTATAAGGAGTCTCTATGAGAACTTTACTCGGTATGCAATATGGGGGCAATGTACCGCAACAGTATCCTAGACAGCAAATACCGCCACAACAGTTTCAAGAAGGTGGTGGTGTCTCATCTGGTTTAGCTTATTTACTTAGGGGAAAGAAAAGAAAAAAGGCATATGATGAAGCTAAAAGAAGGGAACAAACTTTAGGTGAAAGAATGGGGTGGAGTAGGACATTCGGTACAGCATTAGGTGTAGGAGGAGGTCTTCTTGCCGCCGCATTAGCACCTGCAACTGGTGGATTATCTCTATTAGCTCCAGCACTTGGAACCGCCGCAGGTAAATATTTTGGCTCTAAACTTGGGTATGGTAAAGATGAAGAATATGATGATATGATGTATGGTGAAGAAGCTGGCTTAGGAGATATTGAAGCCGCTGGTGAAAGCTATGAAGGTCAAATGGGTCAAGGTGCTTTAACATCTGGTCTTATAGCTGGATTAACTGCCGGTTTTGCACCCGATGGCGGTATATATGGTAAGGTAGCTGGTAAACTTAGTCCAACGGATGTTGCTGGGGCGACATCTTCGCTAGGCGGAGTGGGAACAGTTGCC